TCGTCTTAAGACGGAAACCCCAGTAGGGTTTGGGCTAAAGCCCCCTTGCGAAGTTTATTCGCATCGCCACGAAAGGGATGCGTCAACTCGTATGTAGCGACATTTATAACTCTTTAGAGCTAAATGCCCTTCTCTTCTCTATGAGAACAGAGAGGTTAATGCCGTACGTAGACGTAACTCTTCTAGTTCACACTTATGTGTAAACCGGGAGAGTGTAGCATTTTCCTGCCTACTAGCAGGTCAATCGCTAATCGGAGATATCCACTTGAGTAATCAAGTGACACTCCGTCGAGAAATCCCTCAAGCATTGCTCGAGAGAGATCTCTGTGACAATGGTCTGTCGCTTCAGACAGATCGCTTGTCAGCAACTGACAATTTCTATAGAAATCGTCAGCAGCCTTGGAAGGTTTTCCTGAGTTCTTCAGGTCTTCCACCCATTCCCACGCCGGCTCGGCTCTACTGAGCCCAGCACGCGCAGAAGGGATCTCCTCCAATAGGGACGTCAAAAGATGCCCTAATGGCTGGAGTAAGATTGTGACCCACCATTCATTGGCGGTCACAATTCTTGCCTTGCCTCCTGGTTCTGAAGAAACAGAGGCTCGGACTTGAGGAAAACCTATCAGCTGATAGGTTTCATCAAGAAGACCGCGAGACTGCCCAGCTTCGGCTGCGCACTGCACGATCTGGAAGCCCAGGTTACTGTCGTAACCTGCTCTCCGGATTCCGAGTAGTCCCCCACTTTTGAGGGGGTCTCCGAATTCGTACTCCTCGAGACTATAGTCTCGAGGGATGCACGTCACCTTGCGCCAATTGACGCCAGGTGCGATTGGATAGTCTAGGACGTGTGTCCTAGAAACGCCAGTGGTGTTCGCCCATCGGTCGAACTCCATTTGTACTTCGGCGGCTCTGCCGCCATCAGTACGCGAGTAAGCAAACGAACTTGAGTTCGTTAAGCTTACGTGCTCAGGATTCGCCAAGTCCTTCTGGACTTGGCTCCTGTTGATTCTTCGCCCGATTCTTCGAGCGAGAAGCTTCACAGTTGCAATCCTCTCTGGAGGAATGTCAACTTTAGGCATGGTGAGGTTCACTCTGTGCTTCCTCAATGATCCTTCGATCATCTCCCCCACTGGGGGAGGCATGCCTCTAGTCGAGATGAAGTGCGCTAAGCGCGTTCCTTCACCTTTCGACTTCAG